CTTCCTCCGGTACAAAAAATATGTACATGTAACTAATTCAACACATTTTTAATTTGAATAGGGACATTATAGCAGTTACTAAATACAAATTCAATGTATACGGAAAGAAAGGTATAAGGAGTGGGAGGGATTCCGCCGTAGTCGGCATTGTAGGAAAATCCAAAAGTTTAAATTTTCCCACAATGCTTATTTTTTGGTCTTTGGTTCAGCTTTGAATATGGTGTTTATTACGGCCCGGTCAGTACTCCGGCAGATTTCCGCCTTCTTGCGCCTGTTGTGTTGGAACAGGTATAAAAAAGCGGGAACACAAGTTTTAGAACCCTATCTTTCTTTTACCCTATTTGCGCCACAGGAATATCTTTCACGAACTTATCATGATGCTGTGAAATATGATGCGGTAATTGAAACAACTTCGTTATAAAATAATGAGGCAATTTTAACTGGAGAAATACCAGCTCGGCGGATCGGGGAATATAAAAGTGATTTGAATTTCTATACAAATGGAAGAAGCGTTTGCTTGGCAGAATTGAAAGGGTATCAGGAAACTTCAGAGGAACCTGTAGTACAACCTTGCCGCCCAAATAGTCGGTTAGATAAGGTTCGCCATATGTTTCAGAAGATAATGTAATGTCTTGCGCAATGCAAGTGTTCATTGCTGGCTATTGCGAAATATCATTGATAAAATCAGTATCAGAGAGGAGGAACTATTTTGAACCAGGAACAGACGGATATTACAACAGGAAAGCAAATACGTCATTTGCGAACACAATCGGGAATGACACAGGAAGAACTGGCCGGGGAATTGAATGTTACCCGGCAGGCGCTATCGAATTGGGAGAGAGATGTTAGTGAACCCGATTTAAATACATTGAAAAAAATTTGCTATCTTTTTGGAGTCCACATGGACGATTTTGCGAAGGAGGTAATAACAAAGATGGAAACATATGAAAAAAAGGAGAAACGACAATTTAATAAGTACGATATGGCAATTGGACTTTTTTATGGTGTTGGTATATTTCTTGGCATTGGTATTTTCTTTGTTGGCGGTTTTATGACAATGTCGGGTGCAGGGTGGGGAGCATCACTAT